CAAACCGACGTTGAGGAAGGGAATCTGTCGGAAAACAGGCTCCTTTCCAGCGGGGTACATCACCTTATAGAGGGTGGAATTGATTAGGAGAAAGTCTCGCGAGGTGTAGTTCTTACCCAAGCTTAACTTAAATCCTACCGACTTTACATTAGTGAGCCAGAGACGCCTAAGGCGTTCTGGCATCAGAGCGAGAAAGTCGTCTCCATTTATTAGGCAGGGGAGGTCCCGGATAGGAACCCTACGGCCTAAATATGTTTCTAAAGCATCTGCAAAACACCAAAGGTTGATCACACAAAGGACAGGAAAAGAGAGGACGGAACCCATCAGCTGGCCAGAGCGTTGTACGTAGGAAATATCCTCGTACATGCCGCGGGGGCCTGTTCCGTTCGACTTGAAATGGATAAACTGTTCATAGAGGACATCTCGGAAGGTAGGCTTTAGGTCTGCCAGATCCGCAGGGAGTTTACTAAGGAAGTTTTCAAATACAACCTTAGTAGCGTCCATGCTGACCGAGTCTGTCGCGGCCTCATAGTCACCAGATTCCCACCTCGCGGTGAGAAGTTCTTCTGGGCTAAAGAGGCTGGCCGTCTTTCTATAAACGTCTTGAAGGTGGGAGCCATTAAGTGGTTCACCTATCAGGCGGAACTGATCCATCTCACGGAGGAAGTCATGCATCCGACGTTGCATCCAACGGGACACCCATTGTTCTAGGGCGTCCGACTTGGTAATTAACCTAACCTTCAACGGCTCGAGGACGGCCTCAACTTGGGAATGGATGAGCTTGCGCTCACCCAGTCTCAGGTCATTGAGGTCTCGCTCGGGGGCCGGGAAGGGCAAAGGAAAATCCCAGACTTGGGAGCCAGGTTCTTGGACGCAACAATAAGGGTAAGGAACCCTATGTCTCTGATGTAGGATGCGTCTGACTTCATTCTCTCTTCCTCTTCCCAAACATATACCACGTAACTCTCCCGACTCGTTCATACTTATGAGTGAGTCACTATCGCCTGAAAGGACAACGTCCTTCACTGCCTCACGGGCACCCCCTTTGGATCTGGGGTTCCCATAGGCCGCGGATGTCGATGCTTCAGTTAGCTCGAACTTCACATTCCCCTTTCGCATGAATCGGCGGGTGAGACGACTCGAAAAGTCGTCAAGCCCGTCCATCGTGCCCCAGGGCAGTGACTTAGGAACTGAGAGGACATCACGTTGTTTCTCCTTAGCGGCATGTACCACGGACTCAGGCGCGGCTTCGCAGCCACGTTTGATGCCCTGTAGGACAGTGTTGAGGAAAGAGAGGTTACGCATAGTGAACTGTCGGGATGCACTGACAATACGCTTCAGATGGGCCCGGAGCCTCCCTGTAAAGGGAAGCCAGCCCCCACGAGAAAAGAACGAGTTCTCAGCTTCATCAGAAGAGATTCGATGGAACTGAACGGACCGGAGACCCTTCCTAAAGGTCTCAACTCGCGCCTCGGTAAGCGGATGCGTCTCGGAGCTGAGTGCCGCAATGAGCCCTAAAGGCTGCTGCGGAAGCGATTGACCCAAAGACTCGGCAAAGAACCTGACAGTTTGGTATTTCTGGAGGGTGATCAACCCCTTAGAGGAGAGGCCTGCAGCAGAGAGCTGCATCAACTGAATGAAAGGCCTCATCTGATCCAAAAGAGTAGTAGAATCCATTAGAACGGGAAAAGCGTCGAACAGGGCTTCTAACCAGGCTCGGGTATACTTCAGGCACGAAACAACGTGCCAAAGGGCATCCCATCCCTGGAAGGTCACCTGGAGATACTTCGCTTTTCCCTTCACGACCACACACTTCGCGCATCCAACACATCCACATAGGACGTCGAGAAATTCCTCACATTCGTGGGAGAATCTCTCCGTCCAAGTAGACATGTTGGTACTAAGCGCGACTGGAAGTGGCCGACCCCCTTTGCCTTGGGGGTGCAGGCCGTCCAGACACTCATCGATAAAACCGAACGCGTTCTTGATTTGTGACATAATAATGTTACGGTCGAGATCAGTTTTCGGGTCTGTTTACTTGTTGCTAGGAATAGTAACGAGC